TCCAGCAATTACTTTGGATACAACCATACCATTACCACCAATATTTCTTACAGAGGAAGATGCTTGTGCTTGAGTTTGGGAATTCTTGGATAGACGATAATCAACATAGTTGAATCGTAGAGAACTATTCTTTTGGCGATATTGTTCCATAAACTCACCCGAATAAAATAGATAATCTGCATATAGTTGTGGTTGTTTTATCTCCCACTGCACATTTGCTACAGATTTCGGGGCACATAGACGAGTTCCTTCAGTTGCTACGGGTTGCCAATATAGTTCAATAACAACAGTAGGCATCATGTATAATGGCAACTGATTACCCGATTTAAGATATGGGAATAGATCATTAAGAGAAATGGCGAATGTGCTTTCTTTTTCACTTAATAGACAATCTTGAACGGAAATACCAACCTCCGTGCGTGTGCCGTGTGTGGCATCTTCATTGTATTCTTTGCCATTGGAAATAGAATATCCATTACTATCAGTCTGCCCTTTTCTGTTATTTGCTCCTTCATCATATATTGTTTCATAAGCAATCTGTCTGCCAGTTTTGTATTGTTCTCTCTCTTTGTTAGTAGAGTTGGATAAGAACATACTTTCACATCCCATCATTTGATTAAGATCCTCCGTAGAGCAGATTGTTCTGCCAGTTGAGGTTTTAAGAACGGCACGCTGAATGAGTGAAAATAGACCGACATTTACATAGGGGAACGCACGATTTGCTCCATCGTGTTTTACAGACACCACTAACTGAGAATTGGGGTGTAGGAATCCTTTCGGTTGTAGTTCGAACCTACAAAATTCTTGATTGAAAACTACTGGGTCGCTTACATCCGTAGAAAACTGCAGAGCAGTATTCGTAGGCATAGAGCGAATGTTAAGAAGTGCGGGAGCAGTATTGGGATCTACCTTTGACATTTTATAATATTCTTAATATATTATTTACATACAATTAATTTTAAAAAATGGGTAAAGTATAGAAAATGCGTTTATTTTAATTTTAAATAAAATATATGTTATTATATATGGATTATCGTAAAAAACAAGATTTAAAATATGGACTTTCATGGGAACAAAAGATACAACCTACACTTGAAACTACATTTGGAAAATTAATTAATAATAATGATGAAAATAAATATTCACATATTGATTTTAAGAATGATAAATATGCAGTTGAATATAAAAGAAGAAAGATTAAGTTTGGAAAATATCCAACTTTATTCTTTGAAATGTTTAAGGTAAAAGAAGCAAGAAAATATATTGAAGAAGGGAAGAGGGTATTCTTTTGTTGGCATTGTGAAGATGACTTATTTTACTGGGAATTTAATGAAGAACAATGGTTTAGTGCGTGGGGTGGAAGAAGAGATAGAGGTAAAGTTGAAGAGAATGAATTATGTAATGTAAGTATTGAATATATCAGTGCTCTATCTACTCTTTCTTTTTAAATATAGTTATTACACGAAAACGATGATTGGTTGATTTTACCATACCAATACGACCTATAATATCCCACTCTTTTTTTTTATAATTAGGAAGGACTTGGTCTAACCATACAAGAATGCCACCCGTTTTCATTACTTTATAACATTGATTAAATACAAGATTTCTTTTTACCATACAACAACCATAATGATCGCAATCTTCAATTGAATAAGGTGGATCAGCATATATTCTTTCATATATATTATGTGGAATAATATCGGCAAATGTCTCTGCATCCAATCCAGTGTTATAATCAACTTTATCATAATCATCGTTGTCGGGGAGAGACCCACTAAATAAATGGAGAGATTTACCCTTTATCAATGGGAACATAGAATATATGCGAGGTAAATATCCATACGGATATGCTCCATATAATGATGTTTTTGTTGAATAATTATTACCCATTACCCATATACCTTCAATACAATTACGATTGACAACTAATTTTGAATAATTTGGAAATGTATCATGATACTTCTTAACAATTTCATCCATTTATACTATACAATTATTTTTCTTTTTTAATATAAACATCATTCATAACATCTGTAGAATGACCCGCTATATCTGCCATTTTTTCCATCTCTTCTTTTAAATCACCAAATTTATCACTTAATACAATCTTTCTAAGCATTGTGGTTGATATGGATTTATCTAGATACTTCTTTGATGTCTTTATGAATAACTGAGATAGAGCATTTCTTGTGAGAGGTTTGCCAGTTCCACTTGTAAATAAAACATCACCATTTTCAAGTTTATTCACTCTCATGAAAAATCGTAGGAGTTTTTCTAAGTCCTTTGGTATATCTAATACCTTCTCTTTGTACTTCTTAGATGTCTTATAATCATTAAGAATAAATTTAAGTGATCCTTTATCTAATCGTAGATAATTCTTTTCTTGTTTATTTTCTTCACTCAATTTATTATAATTGCGTTTGGTAATTATTTCCATCCCAGCAACATCATTTCTCATAGGTAATCTTGTATAGATATTAAATAATATAAATGTTTGAATCAAATTCTTTTCTTTTGGAGTTAATGATTCTTTCTGCCTTAATTTCTTGGATTTAATTTCACTATCCATTTCATTTAGCATCTTTTGTAATTCTTCAAGTTTCACAAAGTTTGCTTTTTGCTTCTCACTAATTACACCCGTAGCATTATCATCTTCATATTTTTTATTGAGTTCATCACGGATTTCAGTATATTCATCAATTAACTCTTTCTTTTTATCCAATGCCATTAATAATATAATAATTGCATTGAAGTAATTTCTTTGTGTTGTGAAATGTTTATCATCTAACTTTTCCTTGACATCTTTCGATTTATCAAGAAAAGACCAAGTATCCGTATCAAACATCTTTTGGAGTTTCTTTAAGTCTGCTTCATATTTTTTAACTGTGCTGTCTTTAACATTGGGTCTCGCTTTCTTAATCATATCTTTTAAATCTTCTGCCATTTATATATATATAATATAATATTTTTAAATCTATAAAAACGCAGAAAATTTAACGAAGAGCAGATTGTGAAATATTTGCAGTAAAACCTTGAGATGCTAAATTTTGGTATATAGGATTTTTTTGAACTCCTTCTAATCCAGTTGTCGTCTGTGTATCTAAATCCTTTTTTGCTACAGTCTTTTTTTCTTTATCATCAACCCAATCAATAACATCACTCACAGCATCTCCTACTGCACCCACACCCGCACCCACAATATTTAATCCTACTCCTATCTCACCAAGAGTTCCAGCAGATCCTATATCAAGTGCCGACCCTACTGTTTCGAGACCACTTGATACTGTCCCCGCCCAGTTTGCTACTCTTTGTGCGGTTGTTCCACCCTCTTTACCATGTGCTTCAATTTCACCATATAATGATTCACCAAAGGATGCTCCTCCCGCCACTAATCCACCATATTTTAATACGGATGACGCCCCTCCCGCTACACCCTTAGCAATTTTACCTCCAATTCCTACTTCACTTCCATCTGCTTTAACTTCTTTAACTGCTCCCAATGTTTTATCAATTGTTCCACTAACATCACCCGAAGAAACAGATGATGCTATATCACTTACAGTTCCCACTGCCGATGATGCTCTAGTTGAAACATCCGCAATTGTATCTGCAGTTTGTGATAATGTATCATTTGCTCTTGAAACCATTGAACCAATACGACCTAATGTGCCACTTGGTTCTTCACTCTCTTCACTAATACTTGCTAATTCTGTAGTGGGTTCTTGTGTAGGACGGGCGGGTTCTTGTGTAGATGGTTGTGTTCGTAAATCTTCCATTTGTGGTGTATCGGTTGTGGATCTTGTAAATAATGCAGATACTCTATCACTTATACTTGGACTATCTAAAAGATTACTATCTTCACCTCTTCCTATATTTAAATTTCTTACATTTGCTCCAAATATAGATGTATCATCATCTATTTCTAAATCTGCTATATCGGGATCAATTCCATCTGTTCTTGGTGGTGGTTCGGTTGTTGTCGGTGCGGTTGTTGTTGGAGTTTCTTCGGGTTCATCATCAAATAGAGGATCATCTTCATCAATTGCAGTTTCATCTGGACGGGCATATCCTTCACCTCCAATAAGTGCTTGACTACGAGCATATTGTTCTTGACTACTTGTTGCTTGTCGTGTTGCTGGGTCTTCGGGATTTAAGAAATTATTTATACGGTCTGCAATGTTCCCACCCGCTCTTCTTAA